ATAACTAGGCGTAATTACAGGAACTGTAGCATTCGTTAATAGCAGTGTTTTCACTGCACTAGCATTAGCTACTACCGACTCAGTATGAGTAGTAGTGTAACGCTTGAGTAAAGACCTAAATGATAAAGGTCTCTCTCCAAAGTGCTCCAGTGCTATCATTGAGTCATCTGCTGTAGATTCATTTAAATCAAAACAAGTGACATCATGATTGCTAACAATTTCACGCGATTCTGTAACAATACGTCTATCAGTTCGTAAATAGCCATATTGATTAACTTGTAAATCATCACACGACACATAAACATTAATACTAATGTCACTGTTGTCTGGTGATTGTAAAGTTGTTAACGGGGTTACACCAATGTAACCATTTGTTGGAGCATATAGCAGAGAGGGAAAGAAAGCAGGACCGTAGTACCTGTTTTCAGATCCCTTCGCTGCTGGAGCCCAAGCACGCGGATAAGCCCAATTCACACAAAATTCAACATTTTGGGTTTCTTGAATATCAATAACTTTGATATACTGCTTATTGGTATCTAGCGCTGCATCTATAATTGTTGCTTGAGCAATATTAGGTTCAAAGAAAAAAGCCAGTTTTCCACGATGGAAAGCCGAACATACAATTTCAAACCGAAATTTTATTGTTCCCCTCCAAAAATAAAAGGGATCAGCAGCAAATGCCATAGCCGTTGGTTGCGCATAAACTTCAGCAACATTAGTGACTGTAGTACACAAATTGGGTACTACAGCACTATTCCACAAAGGCGATGCCATCACAGGAGAGTCGTCGTTCCACGCAAATGTAGTCAAATAACTCTCAATACTGGCTATATGAGCTATAACCATTTCGTCCATACTGTCTCCCAATGCTCGAGGGTCAACGGTAATCTCTTGCTTAGGATCAAGAGTGATACGATAGGTCGTATCATACCCAGTAACCTGAGCTCCATTCTGAAATCCCACATTTTTCACGAGAGACGGAGAATCTATCATAACAGGTTTAGACCATCCAAAAATGGATGCAATACCTGAGACTCCTCGTAAGATCATTGACGAAGCTAAAGCGAACGGAGATAATTCAGGAACCACTGCTAAAGCATCAGAAACATTGGCAGCATTGGTAGCAAATTTCTCCACAGGACCAATAACACGTTCATCTTGATCTCCCAATTCTTTGGACTCAGTAGTAATTCCAACCTGAGTAGCAGTTACAGTACCAAGTTCAACGTTCTCCATCCATCCATAAATGTAAACAGATACAGAGGAAGGCGTTGTTGAAGTTGACGCTACTTGGTTGATTGAGTAAATGAAAAGATCACCAGCATTCTCGAGATCCACATAGGATGTTACATCTGAAATAACACTCGCAGAGGAGTTATACAACCTATGCATAGGCTTCGGTGAGATAAACGGACATTTTATATCAACTGGTTGATTCTCTTTTACGTCTATTGTCACAGCACCAGGAGCTTGAGACAAATAATTCAGAAATAGCGGCCTCCAAGTTGGAAGAAGTGCTATTGCTGCTTTATGTTGCGTAATGTTCTCATTCCGTAGCGGATAAGGTTGATATGACGCCAATAGCCTACCTGAATGGAATGGCATTCCTGATACGGCGATGCGTACATGTAGATTACCCCGTAGGAAAGCATAGTTTCGCAACTTCGCTCTAACAGCTGGATTTAAAGTAAAAAGATCCCATATAGATAACTCTACACTAACATCAGTAGAAACAGGAATCTGGAAACTTGTTAGCGGGATGGGTCGACTCAAAAAGTCTTGTAATCCCAGCAAGTTTCGCTGACCCTGTTCGGTAGCATGGGTATCACCGGCATCCTTCTCTTCAACATCCATGCCCACCACATCTGTCATGTTCTGCTGACCATTAATTTTATCGTTCGAAACCAACATAGAATCTGAATTAATTTCCATAGATTCAGTATAGATCACAGTTGGGTACAAACGTTCTTCCAATAACCGATCTATTGATTTAATTGTAGCGCGGCAATCAGCTATCTCACACAAACATTTAATTTGTTCCCGACAGACATCTCGATACCGAGTATTGGAAAGCCCAGCTAAGTTTCTTTTTAAAGTCGGAACAGACTTGCTTGTTGTAATCTCACAATGAGTCATGTACATCTCTAAGTCCACGATTCGCAGAGCACAACTTGCTTTTAATGACTCTAATGTCATTTTTTCATCTTGTAATTGTTTTTCATCAGCATACCAAGTATTAAAACACACATGCTAGGTATAGAGCATGCACGTCGCTTTGCCGACTCCTTTTAAAACCGAGTGAGGCTAAATAGCCTTGTTTCATTGAATTTGCACTCTCAAAATTCTGGCAAAATTTTAAAACGATCAAATTCAACGGATTGTGTCTTCCCCCCTTGACAATCATATTACCGGGGCGTAGGTATTGCCTAGAAGCACAAAGCTTCTAGGATGGAGTTATATGTCGGGAACTCATGTTCGAGCTCGAATTCATACACTCCAAAGGTCTCACACACCATCTTAATTAACCCCATACGCATTGTATGGAATTGCTTTGAATCACAGTGGAAGAACAATTCCCATAATGCTGATGTGCAGGTGTCTCTCAATTGTTTCTCTTGAGTAACCGCTTGAGATGGTATAAACCATACCAAACTTTTCACTATTGAGTTCAAATCAAGGGGTGCAACGACTCTATCAAAGTCCTTGCGATACACAAACTTGCGCTTTAGAAACGACATGTCTTGCCGTGGGATAAATGGTTCGTTGACTATCTCCTTAGCACCAGTAGTATACTCCATAAGGTATACATCCTTGCAAAGCTTCGCATAAACAATGTTATTGAAGTACTCAGCAGCATAATCAGACACACCATTAAGTACATCATCACCATAAAGGCACGGTGTATTATGCTCAAAGAAATCCAAATCTGCCACTTCGGGTGTCATCAACCACGCTACCAACAGTAACATTAAACCTTTTAAACTGTTATCCTCAGCTGTAGCATACTTGCCAGAAGGTTGCAACCCTGGAACTATATATATGTCTTTCAAAGCCTCAATTACTGGGAGCAGATTATCTGACAAAATACCCTGCACCACAGATAGATTAATTTCTGAATATCCTAGTTCCCGCAAAACATTGATTATCACAGTTGAAACTGCTAATGCAATATCATAAGGCACTGTCTGGTCGTATTTACCATAATCTCCCTCCATAATATTAGGATTCTTACTCAAAAGCCTCTTATAGAAGAAGTCAGCATCTGCGTGCATATTGATTCCTACTGAAGTACAGAAAATATCATTGTACTCTACCATAAGACTATAGAAGGGAGCTAAAAACTGTCTCGATACTAAGACCTGAGTCAAGGCACCAGCATAGAATACTCTAGTTTTGCCTGTCTTGATTTTCTCAATAGGTCTAGGCTCATCCTTTAGTTTAGCAGCATTGACTGGATGACACATCTTCCCATTTTCATAAGTAGTTATCATATTCAAAATTAAATCCTTCAGTTCACTCTCTGGTTCCCTAACGACATAATCATTATTTTCTTCTACTATGGGTAGATAGTCAGACTTTAGGCCATTCAGACCGAAACCGCTTGACGTTGACGCATTCATCCTCCTTATAAATGGATCTAATTTTGCGCCATTAACAGCAGTTTCGATGTCCAATGGTTTCAAG